TACAACTCTGTATACGCTGTTTACGTTTATAGCCATTTTTATTTATAGTTAAAAAAGTGGGGCCCGAAGGCCCCGGGCTTTTTATTTTAGTTTCTTTTCAATTGTTTTGTAAACTTCAACACCTTCATCGGTTTTAAACCAAGCAGCTAGTGCTGAATATGGATTTTCATCAAAAGGTACAGTCATTAACTGTCTTCCGTTACTAACCCACTTGAAAGTTCGCTGGTCATCTGATAATTTAATAATACCAGCTTCAACAGCTTTTAAACCAGTATTTCTAACGTGTATATTTTCATCCTGAGCAAGCTCTATGAATAGTTTTGGTTCACGTCTAGCAAATACAAGTAAATCTCTTTTAATCTCCTTAGAAGTCATCGTAGCAACAGCTGAACCAACATTAACACGTACAATAGCTTCTGCTTCGTCAATGCTCAAGTTGTTTGCTATCATTAAAGCATCGATTTCACTTTGAATTACTTCCAGTTCGTCTTCTGCTTCTTCTTCTGGATCAAATTCTTCGTATATTTTTCCAAGTGACGGATGATACAAAGAAAGTAGTTTTTGTAATGTTTGTTTTTCTTTAGGTACATTTAATATACCATCTTCAAAAACAATATGCCCTAATCTTGCAGGACCTTGGAACTCATCTACAAATACTGTTTTTTGATTTACAGTATATTTAAGTTCTCTTTCGTACCCTTTTTCTTCGTCAAACCAATAAATGTTTCTACCAGTTAGCGTGTAGGTTAAAGGGGCAATACCTTTTCTAAGAACGTATACACGATCTTTTAATTCCCAATTTTGAGTTTTTTTAGCCATAATAAAATAATATAATATATAAAAAGATAAGAAGGAGGCGCCGAGTTGACGCCCCCAAGCTTATCAGATAGTTATTAGTTGAATAACATGAAGTTGTTAGCTCCTTGTACTACTAAACATCTTTCAGATAGGTAGTGTACTTCCATAGCGTCTAGGTCGCTAGTTTGAGCTCCACCAACTGAACCAGTAATCCAAGATTTCATTCTACGGTCATCAGCCTCAGAAGCACGGTAACGTACGTGTAAGAACGGACGCTTAAGGTTTTTACCAAGGATTTGATCGTAAACTGAAGAAGTACCAGCAGGTACAAGTACCCCACGGATATCATCAATGAATCCACGAGTAGTTGCATCGTTTAAGTATTTCCAGTCAGTTTTGTAGAAATCGTAAGATCCACGACGGAAACCAGAGAAACCTAGGTTAAGCGCCATGTCTTCAGAGTTGTTGAATACTCCATAAGAAGTACCACCAGCACCGTAAGAGTTTTGAGCAGCAAGCATATCATCGATATCAAGAGATACTTGACGGTTAACGAAAAGTACGTTTTCTTCGATAGCACCTTGCTTGTCTAGTTTCTTAAGGATTTCGTCAAAGTCAGCTAAGTCATCAGTGTCTCCGTTGATACCAGCAGATACGTGTCCACGATCTTCGATAGCAGCGAATAAACCTTCAGTACCTTTAAGACCTTCACCAGCAGCACCTGAACCAGCAGCAGCAAGCTCACCTTCTACTACAGCCATTTCTAAGTAATCTTCGAAACGTACTCTAGTATCACCTTCAGCTTTGATGTACCATAGGTAACCTGATTGACCACCTTCACCAGTAATCTCAACCCATCCAATTTGAGAAGCGTCAGATCCAGAGATCTCATACTTATCTTTAATGATGATAGGTGAGTTAGTGAAAGATTGGAAAGAAGGCTCAACAGCACCGCTCATTCCAGCAGTACCTTTTTTGAACTCAGAACCGAATACAAATAAGTCGATGTTTCCATCAGCGAAATCCGAATCAGTTGTGAAAAGAGCTTTGTCGTAACGCTTAAGAGTTACGGTAGTAGCATCTGCAGCAGATACATAAGCTTTAACAGTAGTAGTACCGTCAGTAACAACTACAGTTTGACCAACGCGTACAGCGTGACCAGATCCAAGTGTTACTACACCAGTAGCAGCTACAAGAGCTTTAGCGGTGTAAGAAAGGTGAAGACGACCCTGCTCAGACCAAATGATTTGATCAGAAGACATTGGCATCTCAGCTCCTACCATACGTAGGAAAGATGAAACCGAACGGTCACCGTAACGCTCTACTTCTTGCTCATAAAGCTCAGGTAGATACTGTTGTGACCAGTCGTTTTGACCACCTGTAAATGAAAGGTAGTTAGTTGCGAGTGTTTGTTTAACTGGAGCAGGTACGATATTTAAGTTAGCTCCAGCAACAGGAGTGTTTACAGCCATTGTTGTAATTTTTTAGTTTTAATTTTTAATTTTTACTCTTAGTTTTGAACTATTATCGCCTGAAATCGCTCTCACTTTTAATCCTCCAGCATCTACATAACCATCAGAAGTTTTTCTTGGGTCCATGTTAATGTTTTTAGATTCAGCTTGCAATTGCTTAATAGCATCAGCTTTGCCTTGTTCATAAAAGTGGTTTGCTATTTTGTCAGCGTTTCTAGCAGCAAATAAAGCTTTGTGGTAACCTTGAGGATCAGCTAGCATATTGTCTTCATTTAAGAACGTCTTAAAAGAATTTATAATATCACTTTGAACCTCTTTAGTTTGTTGAACATCTTGAACTTTAAACCTATACTTGTTATCACCGACTTTGAAATCAAAACCTTTGAATTCTTCGTTGAAAACATTATTAGTTTGTTGCATAAAATGTTCTGAAACTTTTTGCTGTTGAGCAGATAGTTCAGACTGCTCTTTTTTATATTGATTGTAAAAGTCTAAAGCTTCTCTTTGTTCTGGAGGTAAATTTTTATTTACTTTTATTTCTTCGTAATACTTACCTTTAAGATCTTCAAGAAATCCTTTAGCTTTTGCAATTTCTTCTTTATAAGCAAGTTTTTTTCTACGGATGTCTCGCTCATCATCAACGTCTTCGTCAAAAGAAAAATTATCTTCGATTAAAAAGTTTATCTCATCATTATCTAAATGAGATTTAGTTTGTCTATAATACTCTCTAAGCAATGTAGATTCATCTATGCTTGCATAGTCTGTATTTAAACGAACATAGTCTTCTAACGTTCCACCTGTTTCATTCATAAAGTCTACGACCTTTTGAATATTTTCAGGAAGTAATGTTTCGTTATTTACTTCTTCTTGTACGAGCTTTTCTTCATTGACTTCTTGGTCATTGGTTTCTTGCTCTTCGACTTGCAGGTTTTCGGCATCGTTATCTTCTTTAATTAATTCTAGGACTTGTTCTTCTTTTTGTTCGGTAGGTTCTTCGGAACTCCGTACTTCTTCGCCCACTTCTTTGCTAGCTTCGGGTTCGTCTTGAACAGGTACCTCATCTGCGCTTTGCTCTTGAACGGCATCTTGTTCTTGATTTAAGTTTACACGATAAACACCGTCTTCACCCATAGCACTAGGCTGTGATTCTTCAACAGGTTGAGTTTCTAGAGTTTGCTCCTCTAAATTTTGATTTTCTTCCATAATAAGATATAATAAAAAAGTTTAAATATTATCTAGGCTCAAATTGCTCTAAGCCAAATCCACCAAGAGTATCAAACCCAGCAGATTCAAAGTCCTTAGGTCCAGTGTTACCTTTTCTTTGCTCTATAAGCTCGGACTGTTGTGTTGCTTGTATTTTAGTTCGCTTATCTTTGCGATCTTCTTTAAAAGCTTCTTTATCCTTAATCACTTGTGATTCCGCTTGTTTAAGTTGCATGTTCAACTCAAACTCATGCATCATAAGTTCTTTTTTGATAGCAGCTTCTCTTTCTAGCTTTTGTATTTCTAATTGAGCCTTGATTTGCTCTAATTGAGCCTTGCTCTCTGTTAGTGCTTGTTCTTTTTGCATTTCAGCCTCGGCAGCAGCTTGAGCAGCTTTAGCGTTAGATTCAGTTTGAGCTTGGATATTTTGCATTTGTATAGCTCTATCATCTTGAGCTTTTTTGCGTCTTCTTAGTTTTAGAAGTTGATTAGCTAGCTTGATGTTTTTAATTTCTCTAACATCTATAGCGTCTTCAAGATGTATTTGATCTCTCTGCAATGCTATTTGTATATTATTCTCAAGAAGTTGTCTTTCCTCTTCATCTGGAGCTAGTTCTAAGAATATACCAAAATCATGTAAGTGAAGATTTTTAATTTCTTCAAGAGTTCCAACATTGAACTTACCTATGCCATTTATGAAAGCATTTTTTGTGTTAGAATATTCTAAAACATCCGATATACGTAGAGATACACATTCAGCTGTTCTTAAGGTTAAATAAAGTCCAGACTGTAATATGTGTCTAGTTGCGGTATTTGAATTTGCTGCTGCTAACTTCTGTAGACCTACTAAAGCTTTTTCATCAGGCATACTACCATCTCTAGCCTCATTAAGACCAGTAACATCACGCATCATTTGCAGATAGTAGTTATAAGAATTAATTAAGCTTGATAATTTAGCGCCACCATTTGAAGATTGTAGTTCTTGTATCGGTACTCTACCGTGGTTAAACTCACCATCTTGCGTCATTGATCTACCAATAACAGAACCTGTTTGGAAGTACATGTTTAACGCTTCCTGAGGATTATAGTTTGTACCGTTACCTAAATCTATTTCAGCGATACCATCAGCATCAAGATAAACTCCATCAGGAACCATTCTTGACATTACTTGTTGTAGCTTTAAATGCGTTAGCTGTATCATATCAGCAAACGTTGTCATTCTACTAACAAGTGATTCTATTTTACCTTTATATATTCTTGGAGCTACAATATTATATGACATGTTAACTTTAGTCGTATCTGACTTAGGTCTTGTCATGTTTTCAGCCATTTGCCATTTTAAAAGCTTGTTGTGGCCAATAACTTTAACACCCTCATAAAGAACTTCTATAGCTCGATCAACTTTTTCAAATCTTGATCTTTCGTCTTTAGGAGGATTAAATGTATCGTCTTTTTTTAACGCTTTTTTAGCGCCAGTATTTGTTTCTTTAATTTTGTAAACCTGATTTTGAAAAGTTTTGTATTCAAAATAAAGAACGTAGACGTGGTTTTTATCTTCGGCATCAGATGAAGCGTATGACTTGTTATAAAGAAGTGCATTGCTTCCCGTGCCTTCAATCTCTTTGACATCATCTTCTGTTAATTGTGGAAATTGTTTTTTAAGTTCTACAATACTTGTTCTTCTTATTTCACCGACGTAGTATAAATCATCAAAATAAGGTGATTCTGTGTAAGAATAAACTAAATCAGCAGGATCAACGTATTCTATTTTTATGCCTTCAGCTGTATTAAAAATAGTTCTACTACAAGCTATACCTAACACGGTAAGATCGTAATCAAGACGCTTTTTTAGTAAATGATATTTATTATAATCTAAAATATTGTTTATTGCCTCCTCTTCAGCTATTTCTATGCTCTGCTTATAGTTGAGCTGCATATGCAATTGAAGTTCTTCTGTAGTTTCTGGAAGTTCAACTGGATCATTATTAAACAGACTTATTCCAAAATTTTCTCGCACTTGATATAACAGTTCTTTGCTGTTGATATCTTCTAATATAGAATTAACATAATCTGTTTTTTCTTTTATAGCGGCTGGATCTTGAGAATAAGCTTTTATATCAAAAGTTCTTTCTCCAATACCGTTTACTACTATATCAACAAACTTTGGTATAATAGGTACTGGCTTCCAGTCTAAATTAAGATAAGACAAATCACCGTTAATAGATAATTCATCTTTATATTTCTGTATAGATTGTTCGCCTCTCGCGTATAATTTAAGTCTATGATAGTTGTCTCTATTTGCATAGAACCTCACACTTCCTGAGTCTCTTTTAAACCATTCAGACTCGACAGCTTTGGCAACTTCTAATCCATATTTTACATCAGCTTTCTCAGCGTCACTAACAGCTTGGCTAGGAAATATGCCTCTAGGTAATGTTTTTGACATCTATTTTATTATTTTTGAACTGTAACCGTTATTATCGTATTTTTTAAAACCAAAATTTAATGATAGTTTATGTCTTTCTTGTCTTGGCGTATATAAGTGCCTATTACAAGCCATTATAGCAAGACCAGATGATATAGCCGCATCAAATAGTGTTCTTTTGTTTATATCAAACTTAGCCCAGTCATTTAGAGTTCTAGTAAAATACATGTTACCGTAATCACCATCTTCTAATTGACCTACATACTTTTGTATATAACTCTCTATTGCAGCTGCATGCGCTTGTTTAATGTCTTCACCTGAATTTGGTATACCACCTATCTCTTTTTCTGTAGCAGATAGCTTATTATACGTTTTATCAGGTCTATTCATCGAGTAGCCTCTATATCCTCTTCTTTTTAAATAATACAAAAGCCTTGGTTTGTTATTTTCTGCCAATAGTGGCATACCATAAAAAGCAAGAGCCATAAGTACATCTTCAAAGAACATTTCAGCTGTTTGTGGCCTAGCCACGTATTCTAAGAAAAAAGCGTTTGGCGGCGCGTTCTCCATACTTAATTTTGTTAGTCCGTGCAAAGAACCTTTTGAGCCTCTTCCGTCTACAGTGCCCGATATATCATAAGGGTCACAACCAAAAGCACCAATATGTTCGTTGCCAGGATAACGCACACCATTTCTTATTTCGTATTTGTTCTGTAAATTAACAGGTGGCACCCAAGAAACTAAAAATCTACCACTGTCATCAGGGGTAAATATTACACGTGAATCTTTAATACCGTTTTCCCAATGGAAACTACCTCTGGTTGTTAAGCCTTGGTATCTAGCTTCTTCATTGAAATCTATTTGATCGTATATTCTAGCTAAATTAAATATACTGTTTTTTGTTTCATCTCTAAAAGCGTGTTCTTCAGATCTTGGAAACTGACGATAAAATTCATTTAAACCGTCTTGATCGTCTTTTAAACCTAATACTTCGTTTTCCCAATGCTCTATTACGCCAGTATCAATAATCTCTCCCATCGGTCCTTCAACAGGTCGTTCTGGTGTATCGAATACAGGTAATCCAAAAGCGTCAATGAATCCTTCGTAGTTCCATTCCATAGGAATGAACAAACTATATAATCCACTGCGAGTCTGTCCATTGCGGTTACGTCTTGTGACGTCTGAGTCATAATACAACTTTTTAAAGTTCTCACCACCTTTGTCCAGCGCATTGGATGTTGATCCCATCATACATTTACCAATGATTCGACTACCAAGTCTAAGACACGTTTTTGTAACGCGCCAGTTGTTTAATATATTATCAGGCTTTTCCCATTTACCACTTTCATCGTGAACGAGTAAAGCTAGTTTTTCACCATCGTACGAGTTGTCTCCCGTGTTTTTCCAGTCGATCGTCGTGTCAAGACCTTCGAGGATCTCCCTCTCTCTGTTTTGTATAGACTTCTTTGTGAGTTTCGAGGCTGGTACCCTGTACGCGAGTTCCGACTTCGGTCTATCCATACCGTCTTGTATCGGTTTGAAGAAGAACGGGTAGTTGATCGATATTGGTACAACCTTGTCTGTAAACATCTTCTTAGCATCGGATCCAGATTTTGACAGTATGCCAAATCTCGCATCTGACGTAATTGTCGCGAGGTTAACGGTCTCGGAGCTTGACATAAACGAGAAACCCGAACGTCTATTCTTGAGGTAGCACATACCGTAGCATCTTGCATCTGCTTTACATGCCTCCCAAAAAATAAAAAATAATCTATTTGACTCTCTGAAGTCTGGATGTCCCACATCGATCTTGGTCCACTGCAAGTACATGTAGTGAGTACCAGTAACGTAAGTAGGCTTATCTTTGTTATAAAACCAAAAACCGTTTTCACGCCTGTTAAACTCTTCATCTATGTAATCTTCCCATTGTTCTTTAAACTCTTCAGGTGTATCTCTCCAGTCAAATATAGTTTTAATCCGACCTAGCTCT